TTGAGCAAGGTGGTACAAGATCTGGAAAGACTTACAATATTCTTTTATGGATAATATTTAACTATTGTGCTAATAATAACAATAAGGTTATAACAGTTTGCCGTAAATCATTTCCAAGTTTAAGAGCAACGGTAATGAGAGATTTTATGGCTATCCTACAAAACTATAATTGTTATAGTGAACAGAACCATAATAAGTCAAATTCTGAATATCACCTATTTGGGAACCTAGTTGAATTTATATCTTTAGACCAACCTCAAAAGATTAGAGGTCGGAAAAGGGACTTGCTATTCGTTAATGAGGGTAATGAGTTGTACTATGAAGATATGCAGCAATTACTATTCAGAACACAAGACAGAATAATATTAGACTTTAATCCATCGGATGAATACCATTGGATATATGACAAGCTGATACCTAGAGATGATTGTGTATTTTATAAAACAACCTACCTAGATAATCCTTTTATTGAAGCATCTATAAGAAGTGAGATAGAAAGGTTAAAAGATACAGATGAACAGTATTGGCAGATATATGGATTAGGAGAAAGAGCAGCGAGCAGAAGCACTATATTCAAGTATGTTGAGGTTATCCAGATCCCGCAAGAAGCAGAATTGATTGCATATGGAATGGACTTTGGTTATACGAATGACCCTTCCACTTTTGTTGCGGTTTATAGCCAAGGGCATAATCTTTATATCCAGGAACATCTATATAGAACTCAAATGACTACGAGTGATATAAACAAATTCCTTAAAGAGTTAAATCTAACAAGTAAACCAATCTACGCAGATAGTGCTGAACCTAGATTAATTTCAGAACTTCGAGCAATGGGACATAATATATTTTCTAGTATAAAGGGAAAGGATAGTGTGAATGCCGGAATTGATTTATTAAAGAGATATAAAATACATATCCTATCTACCTCAACAAATGCCATAAGTGAGTTTAGGAATTATAAATGGAAAGAGGATAGATCTGGAATGTTAACTAATACTCCGGAGGATAAAAATAACCATATTATTGACCCTTGTCGTTATGCAACCTACTCAATATTAAGCAGACCTAACTTTGGGAAATATGCTTTACACTAAAATAAATTTGTGTATATGTTGATAAGTTTGTATATTTGAATATATTAATCAATACAAAACAGATATGACAGAAACAGTAAAATTACCATTAGAAGAATTTCAAAAGCTATATGCTATTAAGTTGAGGTTAGAAACCTACTTTAGTTATATGGAAGATGACAGAGGTGTGTTAAAAAAAATAGCACCAACTTTTTTAGAAGATGCTAAATCTTATATTGAAGAATATAATGAACTAACTAATGAGAAAGTATAAAACACAAATAATAATAATACTAATCATAGCATTTTTTATAATTGTATTAAATGCTATAAATATATATATAAATGGAATACAGTAATTGTTGCGGATCTGGTAGATGGTTAGATGAAACCGACAGATGTGAAGAATGTAAAGAACACGCAGTATTTGAAGAAATAGAAGAATAAATAAAACAGATATGAAAAAATTAATAAACAGAATTTTAGTAAAGAAAAGCATCAGACCATATAAGGTAGTACCTTTGTCAACTGGTGTAATTGTAGAACATTACCGAAATGGTAAATTAAAAACAGAATATTATGGATTGGTATAACCCACCGGAGTACAAAGAATATGAGTGCAGCGAATGCGGTGCAGATATAGACAAGCCTGGTGTGTGTAGTGGCACTTGTCACGAGGCAAGTATGATTTAGTTAAGTTGAGTTAGTTTTGAGTAAAAAGGTGCATCTTAAATGGTGTGCCTTTTTTTATTATATTTACCTTACTATAAAAAACCATTTTAAAAACGTTATATAAGTATGAATGTGAAGATTAAAATACCTACATCATTAAAAGATATTACATTAAGGCAATATAAAAAGTTCTTAAAAATTCAAGAAAACGAAAAAGACTTAAATTTCTTGAATGCAAAGATGATTGAAATATTTTGCAATATAGAGCTAGGAAATGTGATGTTATTGAAAGTACAAGATAGTAATGAGATAACAACTATCTTAACAGATTTGTTTGAAGAAAAACCAAAGTTGGTTACAGATTTCCAGATCGGAAAAGTAAAGTATGGATTTCATCCGGAACTAGATGATTTAACATTGGGCGAGTATATTGATCTGGACACCTTTATTGGTGATTGGGATAATATAGAGAAAGCTATGAATGTTTTATATAGACCTATCCTTGCTAAAATAAAAGATAAATATAGCATTGAAGAATACAAGTTAGGAAAAGAAGTTGAGTTATTGGATATGCCAATGGATGCGGTAATATCATCAGTTTTTTTTTTGTGGAATTTAGGGATAGACTTATCGAAAACTATGATGAACTATTTGGACAAGGAGGAGACAAAAGCCTTGACGCAGTATCTAACTTCACAAGCAAGTGGGGATGGTATAGCAGCATTTACAGCCTCGCTAAAGGGGACATTACAAGAATTGAAAATATCACTAAACTAGGAGTACACGAATGTTTTATGATGCTATCCTTTATGAAAGACAAAGCAGAAGTAGAAGCCAAAAGAATTAAACAAAATTTCAAATGAGCCAACAAGGAATAAGAGGATATTACCAATTAACCTCAACGATAGAAGAACAATTAAGAGGTACGGAATTTACTAATACTGTTTCTATTGGTGATATAAGTAAAATAAACCTAAACAAGCAAGACATATTTCCTTTGGCACATATGATTGTAAATAGTGTTACTGCGGAAGAACAAGTGTTGAGGTTTAGCATAAGTATATTGGCTTGTGATATTGTAGACCAATCAAAGGATGTAACCACAGATAGATTTACCGGTAACGATAATGAACAAGATATTCTAAACACGCAGCTATTGGTCTTAAATAAGCTGATACAGAAGTTAAGGATGGGAACACTTCACCAAGATATGTATCAACTAGAGGGAAACCCAAATTTAACACCATTCCAGGACAGATTTGAAAACCAATTGGCGGGATGGAGTGCAGACATAACCATATTGATTTACAATGATATATATATCTGCTAATGGAATTAAAAAACGTAGATGCTTTTCTAAATGCCTTTGCTAAACAAATAGTTGATAATGCAAAGAAAAACCTAGTTGATGACCACGATGGACCAACACAAGGGATGAAAAGTTTAGGTGGATTATATGACTCAATTAGTTATTCATATAATAAGAGCGAAGAAGAAATAATCATAGGCTTCTTAATGCAAGACTATGGGAAATTCGTTGATAAAGGCGTAAGGGGTAAGACCTCAACATATCCGGAAACAAGTGCAGCATTATCGAAATTTCAGTATGGATCTGGTAACTTTCCTAAAGGTGGGTTAAGAAATGGGATAAATGCTTGGTTGAAAAAGAAAAGGTTTCAATGGAGAGATAAGCAAGGGAGGTTTATGAGTTATGAAAGTATGACTTATATTATTTCCAGAAGTATCTATAACAAGGGTATAAAGGCTAACCTATTCTTTACAAAACCATTTGAAGCGGGATTAAGGGTATTATCAAAAGATTTAGGAAACGCATTTTTATTAGATGTTGAAAGTGCAATTAATTTTAATGAAAAAAAATAATTATGAATTGGACATTAGGCATAGCATTTCATTACCCACACAACAGATTTTTGGTTGGTTGGGAGTACATCGCAAGAGATGAAAGATATACATACACAACAATAAGGTTCTATTTATTTATAGCAACACTAACACTAGACTTTTAAGATGGCACAATTAGCATTAAGAAACCCACAGTTTAAATTCATAGTAGCAAGTGCTGGAGCAAGGTCTGTTGTTTGCAAAGTTACAATAGATGGTACATTAAGATATACATTAACAAAGAATTTACCTATTGTAATAGCCGCAACTCAAACTATTAATTTTGATATAGCAGAACTTGCAAGGGATTACATAGAGATTACTTACCAAAGTGATTATGTACCACAGACAGTTGATATTGAAACAAACCTAAAGAGTTATACTTTAATAAATGGACAAGGTGCTGTAATAGATGAACCCGCTACAATTACAGATAAAGGTTTTGAAGCCTATGGAACATTTGAAGAAGAAGTAAATCCAGAAGTGCCTTTTGGAAGAAGTACACCTACTTACCTAATTCCAATAAATGAAGATACAGATACCTTTACAATATTTGCACCAAATAATACTGCGGGTAAATTACCAAGCATAACATCTTTGAATGGTCTTATAGCAACATCATATTCAAGTACAGATACAAGTGTAACAACTGTTGATGGTGTTGTGTGTAACATTAAAAGAATAGACTGCACAAAGTATGGTGATGGTAAAAGAATTATATACATAAACAAGTATGGTGCGCAGCAAGATTTATGGTTCTTCTTAAAAAATTCTAAAAACCTAGCACGAACTAACGAGGGTTACAAATCAAATACAATAACCTATCCAAGTGGTTCAAGCGCTACCTATTCAGTACAGAATGCACCAAACAAAGTATTCAATACACAAGCTAAACAAACACATAAATTAAGTAGCGGATATTATCCGGAGTTTGCAAACCAACAATTTGAAGAATTGCTATTAAGTGAATACGTTTGGCTATCTACTGTTAGAAAAGGATCTGGTATAATCATACCGGTAAAGGTTAAAACGTCATCAGTAGCCTTTAAAACAAGTGTGAATGATAGGCTAATAGAATATAGTATGGAGTTTGAAGAAGCTTTTGATTACATAAACAACATTAGATAAATGCGTAGACTACAATTATATATCGGTACTGAAAGAGTAGACTTATTCAAAGATGAAAGTGTATCACTAACGCAAACTATTCAAAACGTAAAAGATATTGCAAAGGTCTTTACCGAGTTTACACAAACATTTGCGGTTCCGGCTTCTAGAGTTAATAATAAGATATTTCAGCATTATTATAACTTTGATATTGACTTTGGCTTTGATGCAAGAAATAAAGCTGATGCAAGATTAGAGTTAAATGATTTGCCTTTTAAGAATGGAAAGATTAAGCTTAATAGTGTAGATTTAAAAAACAATGTAGCTCATACATATCATATTACTTTCTTTGGTAATACAGTAAACCTTAAAGATGTTTTGGGTGATGATTTGTTGAGTAGTTTGGGTGCATTAGATGATAATTCACAAGTATATGCCTACCAAGATATTGTAGATATATTACAAGGCTTTCCAACTGGAAACAATAATATTGTAGTGCCTTTAATCACACATACAAATAGACTAATATACAATGCTGGCTCACATACAACATATGACCCCGAGGCAACAACAAATAATATAAGCCATCACGGTACTGGTACACAAAACCAAAATGGTGTTGATTGGAAACAGTTTAAATACGCATTAAGAGTACAAGCTATAATTGATG